GACTGCTGAGCCCTCCCTCCTAGGAAGGATTTGATATGTCAAACGAAGATGCAGGAAAGAGCTTTATCACGCTCGATATGGATGAGACAAGAGAACTTAGATGGAACTTCCGGGCCCTCCAGAAGTTCGAAAGCCGGGCCAAAGATATCCTGAAGAGACACGAGATCTTCAAGCCGGGCATGGCTGTCCATGCTGGATACATTCTCAGCAACTTCCTCAAGATATCTGACGTTCTTGAGGCCGCTGTCGCCGCTGCATGCGACATTGACGGGATTGGGAAGAAAGACGGGCCTAGCGAAGCCGCTGTAGCCATCCAGGGTTATCTCGACAGGGGCGGCAGCCTGGAGAGCTTGCAACAGAAAATCTATCATAGCTATCTGGTGGTGAACGACCCTTCTTTGGTTGCGGTCTGGCTGGAAAATATGGCCAGAGAGGCCGAAATCAACCGGATCAACAAGGAGAAGGCAGATGCCAAGCTGGAAGTAGCCAGGTTGGAGCTGGCAGACGACCAGAAGAAGATCAAGAGACTTTCTGGCAGCAAGCCACAAGAATAGGGCTGGTTGAGCTGGGGCTCTCGACCGACATATTTCTCAGCCTCACGGCCAACGAGCTGAACGCACTGGCAGAGCATAAGAAGAAAGAAGACGCCAGGCAAGATAGGCTTGCTGCCTTCGCTGGATATTCGGCAGCTGTCGGGGTGGCAAAATGGTTCAATGAGGGCCTGCCGCCGTTCCGGGAGTTCTATGTAGTTCCTGGGCAGCAGCCTAAGCCCTCCCTAGACGACCACATCCAGATGATGAAGGATGTAGGCGAGGGCGGGCCGCCAGAGGGAGGAATCATATGAAAGTTGGTATGGAAAAAGAAATCATGGGGTATCTGGAACGGCATCCACGTAGAACGGTTGTCGCCAACGTTGAAACAATAGAAACGGGAAATGATGGCGATTTTCTCACGTATAAACCGGGCCTCATCCATTATACCATCATTATGGAAGACGGCACAAAAACACTAGTGCCGTTCGGGTCAATGTTTCCGGAATAGTTGCCTTAGTCTACCAACCAGACCAGGCTAATTATAGTACCGGATCCGATGCACACATCGAATGGGTACTCCCTATCGACGTCATGCGAATCGCTTGAGTAGATCGCACTCATGCGGGAACAGTTGAGGCAGATCAGGCCGTCTTTTATGTCCGTGATCACTCCCTCATAGCTAAAGGAGGCGCTTGTCATAACGCCGCTGACCCGCACATAATCGCCGGGCATTGGGGATCTTGCTTGTGCGGCCCCCACCAGGAAGCCGAGCACTAATAGAAATGCTATCACTTTTTTCATGATCGCCATTTTCGAACTCAAACTAAATAAATATGAGGTTCAATGACTGAGGTAGGCAGAGCGACTCTAATCATAGATGCTGACGACTCCAGGCTCCAGGCCGGGCTCGCCAAAGCAAAACAAGATGCATCCGCAGGCGTAGCTGGCATTGAGCAGAACCTACGCGGCCAGATGAGCGGCGGCATATCTGGTGCTCTGAGCGGCAAGAACTGGAAGCAAGCCGGGATGGCCATCGGCACCGATCTGGTTCAGGGAGTCACTGCGCCGCTGGGATCTCTGGGGAACGTGGCAGGCAGCGCAGCTCTGGCCATGGGGCCGGTAGGCATCGCTGCTGTAGCTGGCGTAGCTGCTGCAGGAGCCCTTGGTGCCGCCTCTTCTCGTGCCGCCATGGAATGGGAAGCTGGCATGGCCCAGATTTCCAAGACCACCGGGATCGAGAAGGGATCCGAGGCCTTCAAGGAACTGGATGCAGATCTAACAAACATCTATTCCCGGATGCCTACGACAGTCGCCGAAATACAGAAAGTTGCCGCGGCAGCCGGTTCTCTGGGCATCGAGAAAGCTTCGATCGCGGGTTTCACCGAAGTAGCCCTCCAGATGGGCTCTGCCTTCGACATGCCCGCCGAAGAGGCCGCAACCGCGATCGGCAAAATCAAAGGCCAGCTCAAGAGCCTGCCGGAAGGCGTGCAGACTTCATCAGAGTTCGCTAGGCAGTTCGGGTCTGCTGTGGATTATGTGGGCAACAATTTCAATGCCACAGAGAAGGATGTCCTCGACTTCTCGACCAGGGTCGCGGGCTCAATGTCCTCCCTCGGTGCCGGTGCCTATGAGGTAGCTGGCTGGGGCGGGATGCTCTCCAGCGTATTCCCATCCGCTGAGCGGGCGGCAGGAAGCTTCGATGCTCTGCTAAACCAGCTCACCACCAATGAGAAATCTCAGGCCGAAGCCGCATCTCTTCTGGGAGTATCGACCGAAGAGTTCATGCAGGCCATGAGCACGGACCCCTCCGACACCATCCTGAGGATCGGGTCGGCCCTGGAGAGCCTGCCAGCTGACAAGCTCCTGTCCACCGCAAAGACCCTGGGCGGCTCGTACGGCATGGACGCCCTGACCAAGATGGTCGGCCACACAGACGAATGGCGGCAGTCCATCGAGGACACGGTGGAGGCGGGCAAGAAAGGAGAGTCCATAGGGGAATCTTTTGAGGCTGGCGCGGACAACATGAAGGCCTCGCTCCAGGTCCTCAAAAACTCGTTCAACGCCATCCTGAAGGACATTGGTGGTCCGATCAACGCGGCCATATCGCCCATGATAACCTCTGTGGCCGGATCTCTCAACGCCGTCCGGCAGATCGGCGAGAACCTGTGGGAGCCCATGACAGCGGGTTTAGCCCCACTCATCACCGGAATCACACAAGTCACGGGCATGATCGGCACTATGGGCGGCATGAACTTGAGCGTCCTTGTGTCTAGCACCAGCGCCCTCAACACTGCCTTCCGGACCGGAAAAGCCTACGTTGAAGCCTTCAAAGAAGAGATCATCGAGACCGTTACCAGCTCTTCTCAGTTCCAGGCCCTGACGGGTGCACTCGATGGCATCAATAGCAAGCTGTCGGAGGTCGGCGCCTTCTGGGGTGACATTTTTGGAGATATCATCGACGGCCTAGCGAACGCTATCCCTACGGCAGTCTCTGGGGCTGTCAATGCCCTGGGATCTTTGGCTAGCCAGGGATTGAACAAGATCGGCTTAGGCGGCCTGGCAGAAGGAGCTTCTAGCCTGTTTGGGGATGTGTCGGGCTTCCTCGATAGGGTGGCTGCACGGGCCCAGGAAAAGCTCGGGATAGCCACGGAGGAAGCGGTCGAGACAGGCACCGAGAAGGGTATGGAAAGCGGTGCTTCCAATGCCGAGGATGGCATAGCATCTTCGGTGGAGAGAGCGGTATCGGCAGGAGCAAGTAGCGGGTTTGCCGCCCAAATCGCTGCTATGGATGAGGCTTTCAAGTCGCTATCGGCTTCTGGGATTTCGAAAGATATAGCTGGTTGGATGAGCTATGGCGGCGCTGCAACCGATTTAGATGCTCTGTCGAGGATCAATGCGCAGACATCGAGCGTCAAAAAAGACACTGGCGACCTATATGCAGTCCAAGACGGTGTCCAAGTCAGGATGCATTATAACATCGACAAGAACGACACGCTGTACACTCTCTCTTTGGACGGCCAGAAGATGGCCGAAGGCCGGTATCGTTCGCAGGAAGAAGCCATTCAAGACCTTTCTAGCCAAGCCGGGTATCCACTCTCTGAAGCCACGAGTCTGACGCTGCAGGGCAGAGGCGGCGACCTGGCAAAGTTGCAAATGGACCAGCAGATCCAGCCCATCACCGATTTTATGGTGAATCGCTTCGGCAATATGGGATCCGTGGCGGGTCAAGCCCTCGGTGGCCGCCTGAAAGTCGGCCTGGAATCGATCACCTCCTTCATGAAGAACACTTGGTACAACGATATGGCGAACCTAGGTTCCGTGGCAGGGAACCCCATAGTAGGCGGTTTGAACCAGATCGCCGCGGCAGCAAACACCACACTCGACGGCCTCCAGACCAAGACCAAGCAAGCTTCTGTAGGCTTCAATCAGCTTGAAAGCGCCATGAAGGACTGTACTGAGACAATGTCAGAGTTCGGCCTCTGGCAGGAGCAGAATGCTGAAACGCTCTTCCAGGGCTCGTACATCGGAGCCGGGGGAGAGCAGTACTTGGACTGGAAGCTCAGCCAGATCCAGAACATCGCGGCCACTC